GCTTCGATCAGGCGGAAGTCGGCGGGCATGAACTTGGTCATCCGCCGGCGCGCCGTGTTTCCGCTCATCAGCGCATCGAAGTAGTCCTGGAACTGGCGGATCTGGTCGACCGTCCATTCCTTCGGCAGGGTGGCGAAGGCGTCGGGGGTCGAGCCGGCGCGATAATAGTCGAGCGTCGCCGCCTCGCGCCTCAGCGCGATGTTGACGGTCAACGCGATCTGCTCGACCGGCGAGAAGCCGTAGAGCTTGTGGGCGCGGACGTTGCGCGGCAGGTAGATGAGCTCGTCGGACGAGAAGTCGGCCGCCGGCACGCCATGCAGGATCTGCTGATAAGCTGGATCGGGCGGGTCGGGCGAGCGGCCGTCCTCGCCGATCAGCGGCGTGATCGTCGCGCCGTCGATCACGTCGAGACTGTAGAGCGCCCCTGCGCGGTCGAAGCGCGGATAGAGCGTCCCGGCGTCGATCACCAGCATGTCCTCGAGCAGCATGCGCAGCCAGGCCGAAAACGAGTGCCGCCGGTCGGGGCGGGCGAGCAAGGCGAGCGCGGCCTTGGCGCGCTCCGCGGCGTCGCCGGCGTTGGCGGGGTCGCGGGCGCGCACCGAATAGCTCAGCGCCGCGACCTGGTCCTTGCGCGTCTCGATGACCGCGCGCAGCAGCGGCAGCGCGTCGGCCAGCGCCCGCAGCTCGGCGAAGGAGATCCCGCCGGTTGCGCGCGGGATGTAGGAGAGGTTAACGCCGAACGGATAGTCGAACTGCCGCCCCTTGACGTCAGGCGGCGCCTGGGGGCTAAGCGGCTGCTGCGGCCCGAACCACGTGTCGGGCGAAACGCCGGAGATCGCGTAGCGCGCCGCGACGGCGAGCCGCGCGATCAGGCTCGGCGGCAAGGGCGTCTGACGGCCTTCGTCGGGCATGGGCGGATGGTCCTTGAAGCGTGATGGGGTGGCCAGTTCGGCGGTGCGAAGTCGGGTGGGCGTTACGGCAGCACGAGCCTCACCGCGACGACGGCGATTGCGTCGCCGTCGAGGTCGCCGGGGTCGCGCACTGGCACGCCGTTGATCTTGCAATCGTGGACGCCGCCGCCAAGCGTCTGGCGGCCGAGCGCGAGGTCGGCGCCGGCGGGCGCGAGCGCGCTGTCCAGCGCGTCAAGCGCGGCGTTGATCGCGCTCGCCCCTGGCGTCGCCGGGTCGCGCGCGTCGAAATAGAGGAACAGCTTCGCCTCCAGCGTGCGCTTCGGCGCCGCCGGCGTCGGCCATTGATAGGTCTCGGCGCCGCTTTCGAGTTGGAACAGCGCCGGGCGCAGCGCCGCCGGCACTTCGCTCCACAGTTTCAGCCGGCGCGACGCGACGCCCCACGGATAGGCGGCCGAGACGGCGGCGAACAAAGCAGAGAAGGCGGCTTCGCGGCTCATGTGCGCTCCCATGTCTCTTGCGGCGTCGCGGCGAGCGCGGCGACAATCGCGTCGCTCTGTTCGTCGAGCGTCGAGCGCAGATACGAGCGTTCGGGAATGGTCGAGCCGGGATGCTCGACCCGCGCCGCGAAGCGCGTCGCGCCGCCGGCGACAAAGGCGAGAACCTTGCCCTTGACCGGCAGGATTTCGTGCGCGCCCGTCTTGCCGCCGTATTCCTGGATCGCCGCATATTTGAGGTCGCCGACCGAGCCGACCGTCGCGACGACCGCGTCGCCGTCAGCGGCGACTTCGGCTTCGATCGAGTCGCGCAACGCGCCGGAGCGCGCCGCGAGAACTTGTCCCGAAAGCTTGTCGAGCTTGACCGTGTCGGCGAGCGCCAGCGCCAGCGTTTCCGCCTTGGCGGCGAGCGCGTCGCCGAGCGCCGCGGCGAAGGCGTCAAGCCGCGCGTCGAGCGCGTCGTCGCCGACGAGAGCGAAGAACGGCATGGGACGCCTCCAGCGCAGCCGCGCCGATCGCGACAGGACAGCGACAGTTGCGGCTATCCTCCCCACCTCCGTCATCCTGAGCCGCCGGCGAGAGCCGGCGTGTCGAAGGATGCCCCGAAGATCCGAGCCAATGCGGCTTCTGGAGCGTCGTTCGAGGCCGCTGCGCGGCGCCTCGCGACGAGGGCGGAGGGAAGAAGGCGCCAGGGAAGCGCCGCCTGCTCTAGAACAATCGCGGGTCGAGCGAGAAGGGCGCGCTGGCGACGATCTGGATCGTCGCCGCGTCGGCGTGCGCGTGGTTGATCAGTACGTTCATGTCGGGCGAGCGCGGCAGGGGAACGATCGCCGAGGGCACTCGCAAGAGCGGCGTCGAAAGCGATCGGCGCCAAGCGTCGCCCCGCCGCTGCGTCGCGCTCTCCTGGCGCCGCCAGTCGGCCGGCAATTCGTCGAGTTCGACCGATGTGGCGCCGATCGTGTCTGGCGCCTCGTAGGTCACCATCACGAGGTCCGGCATAAGCGCCGGGTCCTCGATATGGACGAGTTTTTCTACGACGCACAGCGCCGGCGAGGTCGCGCAATAGGTGATGGGATGGCCCGCGACGTTCCATCGTCCGTCGTAGCGCAGGCCATAGCCGCCATCGAAGGCGGCGGCGTGACGCGTCCCCGACAGACGCCAGAGCAGCATCAGGCGGCGGCGCCCCAGGCGATCTTGCCGAGAACGGTCTCGACGACCCGAGCTCCCGTTTCGGTCTGGGCGACCGTTAGCGGGGCGTCGCCGCCGACCGCGGCCAATGGGCGCCGCAACCAGCGATGCGCCTTTTCCTTGTCGTCAAATGCGTCTTCGGCGAGCGTTTGGATGCGCAGAAGACGCACCGCTCGGTCGGATTCCTCGACGGTCAGCGGCTGGTTTTTCGCCGCCCGGTGGCGGCGCGTGCGCTGCGGAATGACGAAGGTCTCAATCTCGCGTTCGCTCAGACCCGCCTCCGCCAGCCCCGCCAGGGCCGAAAGCGGCAGACGGTTGCGCACCGCCAAAGCAAGATCGGCCTGCGATCGGACATTGGCGCCCAGCACGCTCCGCCCGCCCAGCTTGCGGGCGACCTCTTCGACCACGGCCATTGGCTTGGCGCCCTCCTCGAGCGGTTCGGCAATATGCCGTAAATTTAGTAGGCGTCTTGCCGGGAGGCAAGGACTCACGTCCCTCCTGGGCTGAGGGTCGCTCCGAGGCTCACCCCGCCACCCGTCGGTACGGCAGGATCAGCGCCATCACCGGCGCGGAAATCGGCGCGGCGTCGAAGGCGATCGTCTCCTGGCCGCCGAGCGACTTCGAGCGGACGCTGATATGCTCGGCGGCGCGGAAGCGCTCGGCGGCGAGTTCCAGCGCCGCCTGCGCCAGGTCCTGGGGGACGTAGCCGTAGCTCAGCGAGACGGACGCGCCGGCGTCGGCCGCCGCGAAACTGTAGACGCCGGCGGCGACGGAATACTGCCCCGCCGTAGGCGCGGCCACGACCGCCGTCAGCGGCGCGCCGCTCTGCGCATAAGTGACGCCGAGGTCGCTCACCCATGCGCCGTAGGGCGCCAGCGCAGCGAACGTCAGCGGCGCGGCGGCTGGAACGGTCTGCGTCTCGCCAACGATCGCGTAGCCCGCCTGATAGTCGACGACGACGTTGGCGCGACGATGCGAAAGCGCGACGCCGAACAGGTCGAGCGCCTGCGGCGCGCCGGGCGGCGCGAGATCGCCGGGCCGCAGCACGTAGCCGAACGCCGCGCCGACGCCGCCAGCGGCGCGCTGCGGAACAGCAATCCCGTTCCACGTCACGCTGCGCACTTGCAACACCGGCCAGTGGCGCAGCATCAGCGTGCGGCGGTCGCCGTCGCAGAGTTCCGCATAGTCCTGCGGCAGCAGGCCGGGCCGCGACAGCGCGGCAAGAACCGCGCGGCTCGCCGCCGTGACCAGCGCGGCGAGCGTCGCGTCGCTGGCCGAAGGCGCGCCGGGCAGGCCGAGCCACGCCTTCAGCGCGGCGAGATTGGTGAGATCATAGGGGCTCATGGGAACAGGCGCCGATGTCGGAGGACGGGAACGCAGTCGTGCGGCAGGAGGGCGCGAGGGGGGCCGCGATTGCGGCGCCCGCCCTCCGGTCTCGGTCAGCCGTTGCCGATGTTGGTGAGGATGCCGACGCCGAACGGCGCGTAGACCGCCAGCGTCTCTTCGGCGTAGACCCCGAACTCGCGCCGGCGCGTGCGCAGCGGCCAGTCGACGCGGTAATAGTCGCGCCGCGTCAGCACCTCGGCGAC